TTATACTCTTGCTCCAACGCAAACAATTTATCATTGGTCGCAAGGGTTTCACCGATAAAATCCTGACGAGTTTTTCTATATGCAGCAACATCATCATCATAAGATTTTTTAAGAGCAACATTCAAAGCTTCTCTTAATTGTGATTCGTTATCAAAACCAAGGTCATTTATCTGTTGTAATTTGTATTCTTTATTCTCAAATTCTTTTACTTGTGCGTCATATGCAGCTTTTATTTGAGAAAGGTCGTCACCGCCAGCAAGTGCTAAACTGGTTGCCTGGAATTGACGGAATGTGCGTTGCTGTTCAGCAATGCGTTTGTTATTGGCTACACGCTCTATTTCAGAAATCTTATCTATACGAGATTGAGTTTCAATTTTTAACCTGTCACTATATTCTTTTTCAAGCCTGGTTTTTGTGGTTAAGAAATCTGCATTTTCTTTTGTTTCATCTCCACCTATGGCAATATTAGCATCACGCAATTTTTTACGTGCCACTATTTCTTTTATGGTAGCTTCTTCAAGGGATTTAACACGTTCCTGATATTGACGTTCAACTTTATCATCTTTACCTTCTGCGCGAACCTCAGAAGCACGTTTCATCTTTTCAGCAGCATCAACAGCAATTTTGACCTGTTTTTCAGCAGCATCAACAGCAGATTTTAATTCACCCTGCCTGGCTAATTTTCTTGCATTAACTTCTTGTTTTTCGGACTCTGTTAAATCTTTCTGCGCACGAATTAACCTACGTTGAGCAACTTCCAACTCAGTAGTACCAGTAACAACATCAAGCATTAACATTGGTACTGTTGTTAAAAACTGTTTCCAATCATTGAACGAATTTTTAGAACGTTCCAACTCTAAGTTATATTCTTTTGCAGCTTTCTTTAACCGTTCATTAGCTTCTATTGCGGGACTATGTGCATCAGCAGCACTTTTTAAAGCATCAGCAGATGAATCAACACTTTCTTTAAGTAGTTCGTAAGTATCTCTGAAAAATTCAGTTCGACCAACTTTTTCCCAAAACTGATCAAACCGTTGACCAAGTAAATCAAGACTACCTTCAAGACCGGAATTACGAGTGGCAAACCTGGCATATTCATCACCGAGTAATTTTAAAATTTCCTCAGTAGCCTTCGCTTTATCACCCATCTCAACCAAGGAATTGATTGACTTGGTTAGTTCCCTGGGTAATTCACGGCCTACCGCTGTGGCAAGTGTGCTGGCATTTCTGGCGGGGTCTGTTAAGGCTTTTGCAATGTTTAGAAGGGTTCGTTCAAAACTCTTTCCTGTGACCTCAGACACACCGAAAGCAGTGTCCAATAATATTCCGAATTTATCTTTGGCTATGTCAGTTTGAGCAACTAATACATTTAAAGCTTTTGCACCTTGATCAGCACTGGCTAATGTTCTTTCACCGAATGCTTGCGCCATATTCTCCAATTCAGCAGCAGTAGCACCGGATCTGAATCTGGTGACTTCCAATAAACTGTTGAATCGAATTTGACGTTTTTCGAAGTTGTCAAGACCTTTGATCGCTTTACCAATTGCAAGCGTTAAGGCTGATACACCACCTGCAAGGGCAAAGCTACCAAGTGTAAATCTATTAAGACCTGAACCAATGGCAGACAACCTACCAGCAATAGGTCCAAGTGGACCTTCCAGTATAGCTACCTGGTTAGCGGTTTGTGAAAATCTGTCACCCAGGGTTTTTACTTCTTTTTGGGTTTTCTTGGCAGAAGTGCTGGTAAGTTGCATCTTCTTGGCAATCTTTTCCAGTGATCCTTCCATGTCGGAAGAATCGGAAACCCAGACCGTTTTTACAATGTTATCTTTTGCCACCTGCTAAACCTTCCATACCTTTAAACATTTCTTCCCATGTCTGAGGTTCAGGAACCTTAGCAGGGAAATGGAAATCAGAACATTTGTAAGGTGTTTTAGGTGTGAACAAGCCATTTGCTACAATTGCGCAAACTTCGGAATGTTTATGCACATCAACCTCATAACCAAATGGTTCTTCGAGATAATGTTCAAACCACTCATCGAACACACTGACAGGCATTTCCTTCATCAGTGTGTCTATATCAATGATCTTAAACTCTAATGCTAGTCTACGGGCAAATCTTCGGTTTGGGAACCTCCCTCGTTCCCTGCCAGCTTTAAACCGGAAACTTCCTCTACAATAGGTAGGAAAGAGTCAATGTCTTCATTTGTCAACTCAGACTTCGCAAATTCCCACACCTCATCAATTGTAATACCTTCAAACTGGTCAGTAAGACAAACAGCAATCAAATAGCAATTCAACGAATACCAAATTTGAGTTTGCTTGACCAAGTTTTCAGAATCTTTTTGGGATTCTTCAACATGTTCATTCAGTTTTTCTAGGTAAACTGTACGATCATACGCACTTGGCTCAACCAGTTTAAATGTTTCACCGTTGATTGTGTGGGTAGCGGTTTTACGGCTACCCTTTGAATTTTTAAAAAAACCCATTTATTACGCTCTCACCGGACGACCAGATAATTTGAACGAAATTGGAGTCAAGATATCATTATCTTTCTCCACAGTTTTACCCCAACCAGTAACCACGGCCTGAAACGTAAATGTTGCAGAATTGGGAAATATAATCTGATAAAAACCCGTGGTGGTTGATTCAAAATCAGAATATAAGTCATCTTGACCAGTGTTGGTGTTGTCCCAAAGGAACGTAACTTCCATCTCACCAGGATCAATCTGCCCTGACGTAAATTCTTTATATAGGTCAGTTGTATCCAACCGAGAAGTGTCATTTGTCGCTTTGGTCATAGACGGAAACGATAACGAAGTTACACCAGCAACTTGTACATATGTGGTTCCACTGTCAGCAGAACGTTGAAATAAAGTACCTGAACCGATAGTCATTTTGTATTACCTCTTGAACTTAATATTATAAGTTAAATTTAAAACACCGATGCCTGAGTCGGTGTCAATAACATAATTAAACGAATCAGGCACAATTGAAATTATAGAATTAGAGAAAGTTTTATCCCCTGATTCAAAATCATTTTCCACAGTTTCACCTAATACATCAAGTTCTGTTTCCATTACCTGCGCACCAAGTGATTTCTTGTAGTATATACTAATATCAAGCGTACTGACTATATCACCCACACCGTCTAAAGGTGCATCATCATAACTACCATCAGGTAATACAATCGTACAAGCAGGGAATACGCCGGTATTGGTTATTGTGTCAATACTAGCAGAACCTTGTATCACATTGTTGAATATACCTAAATTGGTCAAACGTGTAGCAACATTAGCACGTATTGTTGTCGTTTTTCTGGTCATGAGATGTTGAGTCCTATTTTCTTAAGTGTTTTGGCTATTTCTTTTTGTTGTATCTTAAGCTCATTGCCAGACTTACTCTTAACAGCCGACTTCATTGCAGCAGTCATGATTTTATTAACTTTTTCTTTAGGTATCTTAACAGCCCGTGTAGGATAAGGTTGTGATTGACTCTTACTCTTTTTTTGAAGGGCAATGTAATTACCTTTACCTTTTTTGACTAAACTGTTACCACTTTGTGCGCCTAATTTTTTAACATAATAATTGCGCCAATAGTCACTACTTTCTCTTAATGAACCATCAGCCAGATATGTATTCTGATATGTTCTGTTGTTTATTCTAACAGTACCGGAATTCTTACCGCCAACTTGTGCTTTCTCAATCAAAGACGACATGTTACCTGGTTTTTCTTTTTTACCGATAGCCTTTTTACGAGTTTGAAAACCATAGGCTTTCTTAGCATCTTTTGCATTGTCAAGTAAAAGGCTAACAATATTAATACCATTCGCTCTGACCATTGAAGCTGCATATGGTTTTGCAGAACTGACTTTAACAGCCCTTACAAACGTTCTAAAATACATGTGATGCGCTTTGATTTTTAACTTTCTTGCTGCAACAGCAATAGCACTGTCAGATGATATATTGCGCTCACTTATTCTATCAGTACGACCATATACTGTGCTTTCCATCGTCTTAGTCAGACCTCGACGAGCAGCAAGTTTAATCTTTTTTTGAGCCTCTTTACTGAACTTCCTGCCAAGTTCTCCCTGTGCTTCTAACACTTCAAAACCTTGCATGACAAATTCAGTCATTAGCTTATTACCAGCATGAGCTTAGTATCAGATGGTATAATCTTTTTAATCAACCAGGAATCTCCGGTATTAACCCTTGTGATTGCTTTACCATGAAGATTAATACCGGAAATGTCGGAAGTTCTTACCTCTATCGTGGTGTAAGTGGTATCCACTTGTTCGAATTCTTGAAAACCTTCATCAAATACGCCGGTAATGTTTTCAACAACACCTTCTATTGAGAATGGTTCACCGAAGTATTCATTCTCAATAGTGTCTAAGCGTGATACCTCAGCATCAAAATCGAAAGCCATTTATTTTTCGTCCAGGTACTTCGAAAGTGCTTTAACGTGTTTGGCAGACAAACCAGTTACAGTGTCACCAGCAGTAAAGTTGATGTCAGTACCGGAATCAGGATCTTTATATACCACAGTGGTATTGGCAACCAATTTAACAACAGGTGTAGCCTTTGATGGTGGTGTAGCCTTTGATGGTGGTGGTGTAGGTGTTTTAGCCATTTCATATCTCCAAAAATAAAAAAATAAGAGGGGAATTACCCCCTCAAATCATATTAACCGAATACGTTGATAGAAACGAAATCGTTAATATTAGGAACCATAGGAACAGGTGCAGACTGAGTTAACAGATTTTCAACACTTGGTTCTTGTGATACCCAATTTTTAAAGAAACGTGGTACAGCAACCAGGTTCTCAACTTCCGCGATTGCACCATATAACATAGCACCCTCAGTATCATCATTGAATGCAATGACACGACCAGTATCTAAGAACTTAGTCTTAACACTGCTATCGTTATCATAAGATCCATTGTATACAAGGAAATTAAAGTTACCGATTGAACCTTTATATTCAATCTCTTGGTTGTTGCTTGGACTACGAACAATACCACTACGCTGTTCAGGAGTTAGATAGTTAATATCCAACTGATCTTTAACAGCACCAAACTTACGGAATACAGCCCAGGCTGATTTTTCCATCAAGATAGTGTTGACGTTTTTATTGGTAAGTTCAGACCAAGTTTCCAACGAGTCTAACGGCGCATCACTTGTTGGAGTAGCACCATACAGTGTGGTCCAGTTAGCAGCACCAGAAAGAGTGATCTTGTTGCCAGCAGCCATTTGATAGTTGATAACAGCGTCAGGGTGTTGATCGCCCGTACACGTAACCGTACCATCCTGAATCATGCGAGAAACCATCCATTCTTCACGACGAGCAATACGCATGTCGTGTTCCATAGTCATCATAAGACGATCACGGTTTAGACGTTCTGCGCGAGACAAAGTACCGCCAATTGCTTCACCGGCAATGCGCTTGCTGTATTTTGAAGGCTTAACAATGTCTTTTTCCTTAATATAAGGAGGTTTCAAAGTTTCACTTCCAAAACCACGTTGCTCACGGGCTTTACTTACTGCATCAGCAGAAACGAACGGTGCAAGTTTCTTATCACTGGTGATAATGTCCAGTTTTACTTCTTCTTCGTCAAACGTGATAGTTTGAGGGCAGATAAGATTACGTAAAAAAGGCTGAAATTTGTCAGGATTACGGTCATAAAAACCAATTAGTTGTTCAGTATCATACATTTTTAACTGACTCCCTTATTTATCTAAAGTTAAAAGACTGATCGGGGTATCAGAAAACGCAACTGCTTTTTGTGCAGCGGTAGGCGTACCGGACCAAACAGCTAAATCAGCATTGAACTGACCTGCTTTATAGAATTCAGCAGTAGTAGCGCCACCAGTAGCGTCAACAGCATACACAGCGATATACCGCGCAACCTCAGCACCACCAGAACCACCTTCTGCATAAGTGAGTAATTCACCAGATGCAGTTTCAATGGCAACCACTTCACGCTCAGCTAAATCTTGACCAGATTTAACAGTTGCAGTAATAGTCTCAACTTGACCGTTGCCAACAATCCAAACACTGTGAGTGATTGGTGTTTCTACATTATACAATTGTTCAGCCATTTTTTACGCTCCCGCCTTAGCTAAATCTTTAACGCCAACGAGTGCCAACATGCTACCGATATCATCAGCAGATTCAACAGACTCAGATTCAACGCCAACTTCCTCAGTAGAAGCGGAACTTAATGCTTCCTGGAAATTAGCACCAGTAGTACTAGCAGACTCAGCCTGAGTAGTTTCTGGTTGTTTATCTTGCTCTTTAGCGGCAACTGATAACATTGCATCAGCATCCTGTACACTCATACAAGTGTTAAAAGCAAGATGGTTAGCCATTTTATCGCGTGACTGTGCTTCGTCGCTGGTTAAAATCGCTTTAATACGATCACGTTCACCAGTGACAGCAGCAGCAACCGCGCTTTCCAGTTCTACACTGGTTTGGTTACTTTCAATGCCCATTTCTGAACTCTCCATCATTACGTTGTTGTTACTGTCATCACCGGATGACAAATTTTCAAGGTATAAAATGGTTGATTCAACTTTATCAACCAAGTTTTTCTCGATTGCATCACTACCTAAGAATGTGCGAGCCTCAGTGGACCGAACACTATCAGCAGAAATACCACGATTACGAGAAACTTTATCAACAAAAGTTGAATAAATTTTATCGACGCGAGACTGAATACCAGCCCTCACTTCTTCCGGTAAATCCTGATATGGATTACCATCAGCTTTATGCTTACCAGCCGTTATGAGTGTCACCTTGACACCATCTTCGGCTAACTGCTTCTCACGGCTCACATGCCCTGTTATAACGCCGATACTGCCTGTAGTGGACAGTTCACCACCTACAATCGTATCAGCAGCACTGGCAATCGCATAACAGGCACTACAGGCCATGTCATCGACCAATGCGGTCATTTTCTTTTTACCACGTTGTTCGTAAATGTAATCACACAATTCAAAACAACCTGATACTTCACCACCTGGTGAATTCATATCGAACACAATTTCACTGACATCATTGTCAGATAATGCAATGTCAAGATTGGCACGTATACCATCATATCCGGTCATACCGGAATACGGTCTGAGATATCCGGTCTTATGAACCAATGAACCCTTAACTGGAATAACAGCAGCACCGTTGACAACCTGGTAAGGTTTACGCTCCATAGGATTACCACCATTGTATAAACTGGCTTCTTCCCTTAGTTCATTAATATCATAATCTTCACCATCAATATTCAGTGACTCGATATTAAACCGTTCTGACAATGCACCCATCAGTACATGAGCATATTGCTCAGTAACCAACAATGGGTTATTTAAAATACGTTCTCTTAGTCTTACGAAATTACCCATTTTGTTCATGTACTCCTGGAGATTCGTTAGCAGGATCTACGGTTTTCTTATCCTCGTCTTCCTCGTCGTCATCAGACTCATCTTCGCCCTCATCCTCAGCAACCTGACTGTTCATCCATAATGGAGTTCTGCCTTGTTCTTCTAACTCTTTTGCTTCCCTGAGTTGTTGGTCAAAGATTTCAATATAGTCATCACCCATAAGCGAACATTCCTTTTCGTAAGTGCTTAGACCGGATTCTATACGTAAAACCGCTTCTTTAACTTCTTTTAAACCATCAATCTGACTGCGACCAGCACCAATCCAGCTACTACGTGTCCATGCAGACTTATTATCATAGAAATTACCGCCACCAGGTAGAGTAACCTTGCCAATATTGACAGCTTCTTCTAACCACAAGGCAAATACACTGGTTGCGTATCGTGCGATAATTGTTGCACGTTTACCCATGAAGTATCTATATGACTCTAATATACTGGCCCTGGCACTACTATAGTTGGTTTTACTAAAGTCTTTAGCCAATTGCTCATAACTCACACCGAGACTTGCAGCCATATAACGCACAATACCAGACTCAAAATCATTAAGACTGGCGTTAGGTGAATTAACACCCATCATTTTTAACTTCTCATTGGGCAATAGATGGGCAATTTTACTACCGTTCAGGGTGATGTTAGTCTGGTCATGCCATTCTGATTTCAGATTCATGAACTTACTGAGATTGTTTGTACTCTCATTACCGTTCAATGCCCTGAATATCTCATCACTTGGCATGTCTGATTCGACAACTGCCGCATACATGGCGTTAATAATAGCATTCTGCAATGTGGTGCTTTGAAACTTCTCAAGCATCTTCATTTTAGACATTGCCGCGAGCATATTATTTACACCACGGGTTTGATCAGCATCTTCCGGTTCAAAATAGTGTAAGAATTGCTGTCTTCCCCAAGGTAGATAACGAGGTACATAAACCCATTTATTGACATCACGATTACCCCAAAAATAGTCACTCAAGTAACCTTTTCGGACATAATAACCAACTGCGGCACCGTGGCGATTCATACGTACACCGGCGCGTAGTCTTTGACTGTCCATAACACCCCACGAATAACCTCAACCTTACTTGTTATCTCGCCTGTTTTGCAATGTGTGCCAGCACCTTCTCTCATTAACATGGTGAATGTGCGCTTTCTTTCTGCGTCTATGTAACAATCTGGATCTTCGGCCCAATCTGTAAACCTCGCCTCAACGTCTTTAGCAAATTCACGCGCTTGTTCAGGTGTGATACCCAACACGCGATAGTTTGGTTTGTAGACTAATTTGAATTGATTACC